CCTCACCGAAGGAGATGCGGCTGATCGACGTCTCGCCGGCGCTCGTTACGGCGTAGACCGAGTCGCCACGCCCGAGATCGAACGTGAAGACATCGTCGGGCGCGAGCTTGAAGCCGTTGGCCGTGGTGACCGTCTCATCACCGAGATAGGCATCGGCCGTGCCGGCATTGCGAAGCGCATGAGATGAGCCGGGCGTCGTGTCGTCGTTACCCCCCGCGACAGCAACGCGCGCCGTACCCGCCGTGTGGACATGCTGGTTAACCATCAAAGGCTCCTTTCAGCCGGAGCCCCCCGCCCGAAGGCGGGGGGCTGACTGATGGTTCGTTTAGGAGAGGCGAACTTCGGTGAACGCCACCGGGCGGTAGACCGCCAGGGCGAGGCGCTCCTCCGCACGGATCGCGACCAAGTTCTTGACGAAGTAATCGTCATGGCTGTTGGTCGCTTCGATCGTGAGGCCACCGCGGCGAAACACCTGAGCCGCGGAGCTGGTGCCGATCAGCGCCGTGCCGGCGCCGGTCGCCGTGGTCACGACGGCGGGCTTGCCCCAGATCGAGTCCTGGGCACCCGCGATCTGACCGGACTGGCCGATCGGACCCTGCGGGCCGCCGTACGGGCCGAGGAACGGGCCGCCACCGTAGAACTGGTCGTTGGCGTCCTTCGCGAGGCGAAGGTCCTGCCAGTCGTTCGGGTGGATGACGAGGAAGTCGGGCTCGAGGAACGCTGAGCCCCTCTGACCGTTCATCGCCTTGAACAACTGCTCGGCCTTCGTGCCGGCCGCCGTTCCGCCCGCGTAGATGTTGATCCCGCGGGTCGAGTCCATGATCCCGACGAGGTCGTTGGTGCCGGCACCGCGGACGATCTGCTCCTCCTCTTCGATGCGAACGAAGAGAGACAGACGGCCGTCGATGTAGGCGCGGACCTGCGCGGCGTCCTCGAGCATCTCGTCCGAGACGGGGAGGACGGTCGCGATCTTCTTGACCGGTTCGTCGCGGGTCGAGAGGCCGAGCGTGGACTCGGGCTTCGTTCCGCCCTCGGCCACTCCTGCCGCCCCGGAGGTCGCAGTGCCCTCCACGACGTAGCGCAGGCTGTTGGTCGAGGTCTGACCCGAGAGGATCAGGTCGGCGACGCGGAGAGGCTGGAAGAGCTTCTCCACCTGCCCGCCGAGCACCTGCGGGACGGGGATGAGCCCCGCACCCGAGCCGGCCGTGCCCTCGAGCAGCGTGCCCTTGGTGTCGATCGCAACCGGGCCGGTCGAGGCGTTGCGCGAGAGGCGCCCGCTCGACTTGTAGGACTCGTGCAGCGACTTGAAGCCCTCCGAGCTGACGAACAGCTCGCCGGGGGTCTTCTCGACGGGCACGGGCTGGACGCTGTGGATGCCGTTCTGAAGCGGCAGCCCCTTCGTCTCGGGCTCGATGTCCTTGACCGAGTTCTGGATTTCCAGCTCAAGGTCGCGCTGGTCTTCGAGCTCGCGCTTGTTGGCCTTGAGCGTCTCGAGGCTCTTGTGGAGCTCGGCGACCTCGGCGTTCTCTTCGTCGGTGCGCGACCGACCTTCCTTGGCGGCTGCCTCGATGACCGTCTTGGCGCGCTCGGCGACCTCGGCGATCTTGTCTTCGACAGCACGCAGCTCACGCTTGGTGCGTGACAGCATCGTTCTGACTCCTTGGCTATGCGAGCGCGTTGAGGCGCTCGAGTTCGTATCTGACGACCTCGGGGTCTGATGCCTGGGGGCTCGGCTGATCGCCCTGGGCCCGCGCATCCTGGCCTTCGGTTGGCGGTGGCTCTTCGAGGGCGCTCTCGATCTCGTCGAGGCGCTTGCGAAGCAGGGAAAGCTCCTCGCGGAGCTCGCCACGGCCCATCTCGGTGACCGACTTGAGCGCCAAAAAGCGCGTGTCGGGGTTCATCGGGGCGGGCGTGACGGAAATTTCGAACAGGTCGACGGACTTGAGCTCGTAGACGCCATCCTTCGCCTCGCCGCCATCGGTGACGAGGTATCCGAAGGAGAGCGCGACGCGGTTGGCCTTCATCGAGCGCCAGGCCTCGCGAGCGACGTCGGAGGTGTCGAGATCGAGCCTGCCGGCGACCTTCAGGCCGAGCTCCGTCTCCTCCATCGAGGACGGATCGACCGTGCCGATGATGTCGTGGGGGTCGCCCGAGTGATCCCAGTGAAGCGGTATCTGCTTGCCCGATGCCTGCCAGCTCGTGATCGTCGACTTGAAGGCACCGGGGATGATGCGCTCGTTGCCGCGGTCGACCGAATACGCCGCTGCTATGGCGGTGAACTCGCCGAGCTCGGTGGTCGTGGCCTTGGCTTCGAGGGTCTTGTGGGTCAGGTTGGTCATGTCACCTCCAAGATGCATTGACAGCCGGGATGGTCCGCCGGCGGGCCTTCGGCCCCGTTTGAGAACGTCGACCCGAGCGGCACCGTCTCGCCGTCCATCTCGGGATGCTCTGAGTCCGTCGAGGTGACCACCCACGTCTTGACGCGGTTCGAGGCGTCGGGGGTCTGCTTGGCGGCCTCCTTGACGGCGAAGGTCGCCATGTGGGTCGCCAGCCCCATCGCGGTGACGGGTGCGCGCTCCGACTTGGCGCGGGCGAAGACATCGGCTGCCTCGGCGCCGGCGAGCTCCTCGCGAGTCTTGCGGTTGAGGCTCTTGGCGACGTCCTCGGCCGTTGCGCGCAGGTAGTTTCGGACCAGGCGGGTGTCGAATGCGCCGATCCCGAAGCGCTGAGCGGCGACGTCGCCCTCTCGCTCGACGGTCTTGGCGAGGAGTGCCTCGAGATCGTCGGCGAGCTCTGAGTCCCATTGCTCCCACCGCGCGGCGGGGACGGCCTTCTGAGTGCGGGCGCTCTTGGCGAAGGTGCGCTCCTGGCGGCCGTAAAAGCGGGTCAGAAGGGCCTTGAGCTCCTCCGCATAGGCGTCTCGGCGACGCGCCATCTCGGCCTGGCGCGGTGCCATCAGCGCCTTCTTGGCGGGTTCGATCGCCCGCTCTCGGAATGAGCCGTCCTGCTCGGGCCCGTTGGGGTCCTGACGGGGCATCACATTCGGCGCGGGCCGGGGGTTGTCGCCGACCAACACGTTGAGCGGGGTGACGAGATCGTCGCCCCCCTCGATCGGGGGCTTGTTTTCAAGCGCCCTGGCCTCGTTTCGGGTGAGCCAGGGAGCGCCGACCGCCGCGGTGATGGCCGAAAAGCGCACCTCGGGCTCGCCGCGCAGCTTCTCGTTGAGGTCGAACTCGAAGTAGTGATCGGTGGCGGCGAACTCGTGGGTGAGCAGCGAAAAGCCGAACTGGGATGCGAGCGACTGCGTTATCGGGGGCAGGACGTCGGCGTAGAAGGCCTTTCGCTCCTCATCCCCTTCGGGTGGGACGTGGGCAAGGCCGTAAAGCGAGGCGACCTCCTCGTTGGTGAAGCGCCGGCCCGCGAGCATCTCGGCGTCCTTGGGGGAAATGCCGAAGTCGGCGAACTCCATGCCCTCCTCGAGCACGGGCGTCTTTCGGGGGGAGGACTTGGCCTGGTTGGCCCACGACTCCTGAAAGCGCGTGCGGGCCTGCTCTGACCAATCGGGCGCCTCGAGGGGGCGCTTGATGTAGCCGGGCTTTGAGAGGCCGGCCTTGAGCAGCTCCACGTTGGCGCGCTGCGAAGCCGAGTCCTCGGCGAGTATCTGGCGAAGCGTCTCAAGCCGCGAGACGCCGATCCGCGGGTGCTCGGGGTTGTACCCGCACCAGTGGATGATGTCCTCGGGCGGCAGGGGCGGGGCTGAGCGATCGGGGAAGGTCTGTCCGTTGGCGAGCCAGATGCGATAGCCCGAGACGAGCAGGCCGCCGCTCGAGATCACCTCCACCGCAGGAGGGGGCACGCGAAGCAGCGTGCGCTTGCCGACGCCGGGGCGGCGGAAGATCAGCGCGTAGGCGTTCTCGTTGATGAGAAAGTCGGCGATGAAGGTGAAAAGCCACTGATCGGCTGGCCGCTGCCCATCGGGGTCACTTACCGTCAGCGCCGCCGGGTGATCGGTGTCTCGCCGGCGGTCGGTGTCCGAGACGCGCTCGTAGAGCTTCAGGCCCAGTTGCGCGACGTTCCAGGCGATGTAGTCGACCACCTTGCGCACCGCCGGCTGAGAGCGGTACATGTGGGCGTAGGTCGCCGCCTGGTATTGCAGCCACGCGGCGTTCACCTCTTGGTTGGTGCCGCCGAGGCGCTGATAGGTGGTGTGGCCGTTCTGGATCGCTTCGACGACCGCGGGCGTGGCCGTCAGCGCCTTTTCACGGCGGAAGAGGTCGAGGAGACCCAAGGCTGGTCCTTTCGATCAGGCGACGATCAGGTCGGCGTCTTCGTAGACCGACGTGCGCTTGCCGGGGTCTCGCGACGCCCATTCGACTGCCATCGCCAACGCCACGGCGCAGTCATTTCGTTCCTTGCCGCGCTTTTTGATCCTGATCCCGCGCTCCGTCTCGGAGACTTCACAGTTGAGCGCGTGCGAGCGGGCGGTCGGATGGCCGCCGTGGCGCAGCTTTTTGTGGCCGACCACTTCGGAGAGCGTCTGCGTCGCCGGCACCATGCGGCCGTTGTCCTGGCGCCACTCGACCATCGGGATGTTTTCGGCGTCAAGGCGCTGAGCGGCGTGGATGAAGAAGTACGGATCGAAGACGACCCCGCGCACGTCGTATTTTCGGGCCTGAGCTCTGATGAACTCGACGAGCGCCTCGATCTCGATGTCGCGCTCGCGGGTGGGTTGCCACACCTCGAACTCGGCGTGGTAGAGGCCGGCGTCGTCGCGGTGGAGGGTGACCACGGCAGCGGAGTCGTGGCGAATCGCGGCGTCAACGCCCAGGATCACCTCCGCGCGCGGGGCGATCCTGGGCTTTTCAGAGCACGCATCCCAGACGTCGGCGCTGATCCAAGGTGCGTGTGAGTCGACCCATTGGTTGCAGTGGTAGCGGCGAAAGGCGATCTCGTGGACCGCATCGCGCTGCTCCTGCAAGAGGGCTTCTGTAAGCCAGCTCGCCGGATTGGCGCTCTTGACGACCTCCATGTCGTCGATGTCGGCCTTCTCCCCGAGCGCCCATTCGAGCATTCCGAGGTTGGCGCTGACGGCGGTGGTGAGCGCACCGTCTCGCTTCACGTCGCCCTTCAGTGCTCGGGCGTGGAGCAGACCAAGCGCACTCTCGGCCCCAACCCCTGCGGTCGAGATGGTCACGATCTTTGCGTCGGGGCGCTTCATCATGCCGGTGCGCAGCGCGATGTAGAGCTCGTCGTCGCGATGGGCGTGAAGCTCATCGACGATCGCCAGCGAAAGCACGAGTCCGTGCTGCTTTGGTCCGTCAGACGCGACAACTCGCAGCCAGCCGTGTCCGTCGCGCCGGCGGATTTCTCGGCGGGTGACGTCGACGCGCTTGGCGAGCGTCGGGTGGGCGACCATCGCCCTGGCGAACTCGAACAGTGTGCCGGCCTGCTCTCGCGATGCGGCGCCGATCGCGATCTGAGGGTGCGAATTGCTGAATAGGTGAAAGAGGGCGTAGGCCGCGAGCAGCGTGGTCTTGCCGTTGCCGCGTGGGATCAGGATCAGCGTTTCGCGGCGAGATGAGAAGGCCTCGGCGACGATCTTGAGCTGAAAGCCCTCGAGATCGAGGCCGATGAGCTCGCAAAAGCGGCCGAACTTAGCTACCTGCGAGGAGCCTTTCGAGTTCGTCATCTGGCTGCTCCTCTCGTTCCTCCCGCAGTGCCCGCTCAAGCGCGATGGCCGCGGCCACCTTCCCGTCTCGCGCCTGGGCAGTCAGCATCGCCAGGGCTTCCGCTCGTGACGCGACTTCATCGGGCTGAACTCGGCGATTTAGGAACGAGCGGAGAAAGCTGGCACGCGATGAGCCGCGCGGCTTCATCTCATCGAGTCGCGCTGCTTCATCGTCGGAAAGACGTACTCGGACTTCGATTGATCTCATCAGGCCGCAGGATCGTTTTCTTGCTGGCGCGCGCGGAAAGCCACGCGGCGGTCTTTTCGTTGGCGCGATCTCAACTCACGACCCTCCCCTACCCTGCTCGCTTCGCGTCTTGACACCGTGGTGCTTTCGACACAGTCCTTGGAGGTTGTCCCTGGCATACGGCTCACCCTCTGGCAGCGGCACGATGTGATCGACGTCGGTGGCTATCTCCATGCACCCCTCGATCGCGCAGAGCGGCTGCTCGAACAGGACGCGGCGACGTGCCACCTTCCAGCGCTTGGTCGCGTAGACCTGGCGACCCGCTCGGTTGATCGTGCGCTCACGCTGCTTGGCGTGGCGCTGGCAGCGACCTCGGTAGGTGGCCGGCTCGGGGCAGCCCGGCTTGATGCAGGAGCGGATCAAGCCTTCTGACGTCCGTTGAGCATGGAGGTGTTCAACGCATCCGCAGCTTCCACGATCACGTCGGCTCGGACCAGGGAGTCGCGGACGACGTCCATCCTCTTGTGGGCGGGTACGAGGGCCGAGATCGTGTCCGTCTCGTTGCTGAAGACGACGCGCACCACCTTGCGATCCTTGAGGTGGGGATGCTGATCGACGTGTTGCTCGATGCGGTCGAACTGGTAGCCACGCTCAGCCAGCACGCCAGTGATCGGGAGCTTCACCGGCTCGGGTCCATGTGGTGGTTGGCGAGGCGGACGCCGTGGGTCGCCGCTCGGACGACGAAAGCGACGAGGGCGCATGAGCCTGTGAAGGCGAGAGCGATGCGGCGGCCTTCGCTCATTGGCGGGCCTCCTGTGAGTCGGGCACCGCGAGCAGCGGGGGTATCCGTTGGTTGGACTGCTTGGGTGCCGGAAGAGGGGTGCGTCGGGCCTAGGCGCGTGCGGCCACGGACGGCTATTTGGTCCGGGCGTTCGGCTCGGGCTCAGGGAGATAGTAGCGTGTCATCGGACGGAAGTGTGAAGTGCGACTCTTCACTTCGGGCGGCGCTTCGGCGGCCGTCCATCGAGGTCGCTCATCCCGTCCACAACATCGATCGAGATACGGCCCCCTGGAAGAATGCGGAGTCCGACAACCAGAAGCCCATCCTTCTCGATGAGCTTTGCCACCTCCTCCACCTTGCTTAGGGCTTTCTGCACGTCGGCCGTTGTCAATCCCTCACTCACGCCGCATCCCTCTCCTGCACCCGCAGCAACGCCTTCACCTTGCTGATCGCGTGCTCGAGGTAGCGTAGCTCGCGGTGGTGGGGCTGCATGTGCTTGTTGGCCCGCAGCTCCTTCGCTGACTGCTCGAG